ACATAAGCGTGACCATAAGAATCGTTCACTACAATTTACCTATTCAAAACTACATGTGCCTAAAGAATTGATTAAGACAGCTCATGCTCGTGGTATCTATTGGTGTCCATTATATGATAAGACAGTAGAATTTTTAAGAGCCGAAGACACAACAGGAATGAAAAAGAACTTTGATACTTCGATTGAAGCATTAGTAGAAGTTTGGAAGAAAGATTTGGCCAAACCAAGAATCAGTATTCTTAAAAAGAAAGATAAAGTTTCACATGAAACGCTTTTCTATGATGACCTAATTACCTTATCATGGGAAGAAACAAAAGAAAAATATCTAGGCCAAGTTGGTCGGTAAACATGGATAAAACGCTTGACATTAAGCGAAAGTCCTGTTAGAATGGTTACATTAAATAGTTAATTGCGGTGGGTCCGAGACAGTCTAGCCTCCCCGGTTAGATAGTGTGGTTTAACACCACAACACCGCTCCAATGCGGGGAGTTATTAGAACAGAATGGGTGTCCAACCCGTTCACTAGGTGCAAATCCTGGACTCCGCTCCATATTCGAAAACATGTTGTTTCCACGCAACATGTTGTTTTTTTACAACATTTGTTGTTTTTTTGCACCACCCCCTAAATAACGCTTGACTTTTAACCATTTCTATGTTAGGATGGTTACATAAAAATTAAGAAGCAAATATACGATGTCAAATTATACAGTAGAATCCAAATCACAGTTAGCCAAATTAATGGCTACCGAAAACCTTACGATTCAACATTCAAAAATTCAAACCGCAAAGTTTGATCCAAAGAATCGTATCCTTTACCTCCCTATATGGCAAAATATGACGGGCGCTCTATATGACCTTTTAACAGGCCATGAAGTTGGGCATGCCCTTTATACTCCTGCCGAAGGATGGCATGATGCTGTGGTAGATAAAACCAAAAGCAAGAATTTTAAATCATTCTTAAATGTGGTTGAAGATGCCCGTATTGAGAAAAAAGTTCAACGAAAATACCCAGGTTTAAAATCATCATTCGCTAAAGCTTATGCTGACTTGATGACCCGTGACTTTTTCGGTATTAAAGGCCGTGATATTAACGATATGGCTTTCATCAACCGATTAAACATCTATACCAAAAGCCAATACACTATGAAAGTGTTTTTTAATGGTGAAGAAGAAAAGATGGTTGAAAAGGTTAGAAATGTAGAATCTTGGGACGATGTAGTAAAAGTTGCCAATGAAATCTATGCCTATTCTAAAGATGAGCAAGCTGATATGCCTGAATTACAAGATTTTGATTTTGATAATCTTGATGAATTTGAAGATGAATCTGGCGATGAATCTGATTCTGCCAACGATGGTGATGCCGATGAAGAAGGCACAGGCGATGATGAAGGTAAAGGCTCAGGTAAAGAATCTGAGCAAGAATCTGAAGCCGAAAAAGAAAAGACCAAAGAATTTCAGGTTAATAATGATAAAGAATCTAATGTTTCGATGGATGACCAGTTTGAACCAAGATGTGAAACCGATGAGGCATTCCGTCAAAACGAATCAATGCTTTTAGATGAGAAAAGTAAGGACTATGTTTATGTTACTTTCCCTAAAGCTAACTTGGATAAGATTGTAACACCATATAAAAGAGTCCATTCATCGATGGAGAAATCATGGAAAGAACAATTGAATGCCAACCTTCACACCGAAGCTGATGTTCAAAAATTAATCCGTGAATTTAAAAACAAGAATGAAAAATATATCTCTTTACTTGCCAAAGAATTTGAGATGAAAAAGGCTGCTAAAGCTTTCTCAAAGATTAAAATTTCTGATACCGGTGATATCGATATTAATAAAATCGCTACTTACCAATTTGATGATAACATCTTCCGTAAAGTGATGATGGTACCAAAAGGTAAATCACACGGACTTATTTTACTATTGGACTATTCTGGTTCGATGTCTCAAAATATGAGTGGCTCAATTGAGCAAGTGCTTGTATTAGCGATGTTTTGCCGTAAAGTGAATATTCCATTCCATGTTTATAGTTTTGGTGATTCATTCACTATGTGGAAAAGAGATAATGAGAGCTCTGATGATTCTGATATGAACACTATGTTTAGTGAGAAACCTGGCGAAATTAGAATGAGGTCAGTATTACTCCGTGAATATCTTAATTCAAAAATGGGTAATGCAGAATTCAGTAAGTGCCTAAAAAATATGTTAATGCTTAAGGCATCTTATGATGATAAGAACCAATGGCATAAACAATCAAGATTCTTTAGACCAGATTCGGAGCAATTATCTAACACTCCATTATCACAAGCTATTTGTGCTATGAAAGATGTCATGTTAAATTTCCGTAAAGTAAATAACCTTGATTTAAGTAGTTTGGTTATTGTTCACGATGGCGAAGCCGACCAAGTAAGTTATTATAACCCAACCTTACCTGATGAAAATTCAACCATTCATGGTGGCAAAATGTTTGAAACATATAATACCAACATCGTGGTTATGGATCCAAAAATTAAATTTGAATTTAAAGTTAAAGAAGAAGAAAACCGTAATCGTGATTATGTTATGCGAGCTACTATGGATTGGTTCCGTAAATCAACCAATTCTAAAGTGTTTGGTTTCTTCCTTACTCCAGGTACAGGTAGAAATTTACAAGGCGCTATCATCAACAAATATTATGATAAGAATGGTAAAACATTATATGAAAATAAAGCTTTATGGGAAGAAGCTAAAGAATTAACCAAAGAGTTAAAAACGAATAAAGCTTTGGTTTCAAATAACCCTGGTTATGATAAATTCTTTTTCATCCTTGGTGGTAAAGAATTGAATACCGAAATGGATGAGATTGAGGTTCAAGGCAAAGTAACAACCAATAAATTGAAAAATGCCTTTATGAAATACAATAAAAAGCGTCAGGTAAATAGAATTATCGTCTCCAAATTCATTGAAGGCATCGCTGCCTAAGCTCTTGATTTTAAAGGGATTAAATAAATCCTGTAAGTCATTGATTTATAAGGGCATTTAGCTCTTGACAAATAGACGGAAACCTGATATAATGGTTGTATAATAATTAAAAAGGAGTTTTTATATTATGAGTAGCAATCGTGCCGAATTGCGTGACAAGTTTATCGATGCCCTAAAGAGCACAGGTAAACAGGAAGTCACCAAGGGTGAAATTAAAAGTATTATGCAAGCCATAGGTGTCACCAATGTTCAATGGTTCACCAAAGACGAATCCAATCGTATTGGTCGTGGTTTATATCGTGTTCCAGACGCTATAGGCGCACCCAATATCCAATCTGAACCAATGCCTGAATTACAGGCCCAAATCGTTCCAATACTCAGGAAAAGAGAAGATGGTAATAACCGTATCTCTAATGTTACTACTGAATTGGATATCTCGGATTTAGTTCCAAAGGTATATAAAAACTATGTCCCTTTTGGTAACTTTGATGATGTAGCCTCAATCATAGGTTCAAATCGTTTTTTCCCTGTTTTTGTGACAGGCCATTCTGGTAATGGTAAAACGATGTCAATCGAGCAGGCTTGTGCCAAACTTAAAAGAAAATTTGTATTAGTCTCCATGACACCAGAAACCGATGAGAGTGACCTCCTTGGTAACTATGTTTTACTTAATGGTGAAATGGAATGGCGAGATGGTCCCGTCACTACAGCTGCCCGTCAAGGTGCCGTTTTATGTATTGATGAGATTGATTATGGTGCTCAGAATTTATCCTGCTTGCAACGGGTGCTCGAAGGCAAACCATTCCTTCTTAAAAAGAAGGGCGAAATAGTATCGCCTGCTGAAGGCTTTACAATCTTTGCGACTGCCAATACCAAAGGTAAAGGTTCAGAAGATGGTCGATATATGTTTACCAATGTTTTGAATGAAGCGTTCCTTGAGCGATTCCGTAATACCTATGAACAAAATTGGCCGCCTATTGCGACCGAGAAAAAGATTATTAAAAAAGAATTAGAATCAGTCAATAAAGTTGACGATGACTTTGCCGAAAAACTTGTAACATGGGCAACCGTTATTCGCCAAACTTTTGATGAAGGTGGTTGTGATGAAGTAATTTCAACCCGTAGGCTGGTTCATATCGTAGAAACCTTTGGTATCTTTGGTGATAAAATGAAAGCACTTGGTTTATGTCTCAATAGGTTTGATGACGATACCAAAACATCATTTATCGACCTTTATACCAAAGTTGATGCTGGTGCTTCGATTGAAGAAATCATGGCACCTCCACCAGAAGTAATTGAAGAACCTTCCCGTCCTGGCGACACGGTTGCGGCTTCATATTAGTAGTTCGGCACTTGACCTGTCGGCAACGATAGGTCTTTTTTATTATGTTTACCTTGAAAGGGCTTGACAATGTTTAAATTATCAGATATACTATCGTTTCAAATTGAGAGAAGGATCACCTCTCAACCAGTTTTAAAAAAGAGTGATTCATATTATGGAGAAAACACGATGTCAAAACGACAATCTAATTCTGTGAAGTCAAAAATCCTTGCGTATCTTTCAAAAGACAGCGCTTACAACACTTTAACTGCTGCTAAAATGCAATCAGTTTATGGTGTTGCAAACCCATCAGCAACAATTAATGAGTTGCGTAATGATGGTAATGCTATCTATTTAAACACACGCATTAACTCAAATGGTGATAGAGTTTCATTCTACCGCTTGGGTGCACCTACAAAGCGTATGGTAGCAGCTGGTATTGCAGCTATTCGCCAACAAGGTGAAAGAGCATTTGCCTAAAATAGTTTAGGTACCACGAGAAAGGTGTGATACATATAGGTGTCACACCTTTTTTTTATTATTGAAATGGACATATCATGGAAATTCAAGTAAAAGTCGAAGACTTAAAAAAGAATAAGTTGTTTGTGGCAACACCAATGTATGGCGGTATGGCACATGGTTTATATGTTAAATCTTGCCTAGATTTACAAAATGTAATGTCAAAATATGGTGTTGAGACGAAGTTTTCATTCTTATTCAACGAATCATTAATCACAAGAGCAAGAAATTATCTAGTAGATGAATTCTTACGCTCAGGTTTTACCCATCTACTCTTTATCGATTCTGATATTCATTATGCACCTCAAGATATCGTTGCATTAATGGCATTAGATAAAGATGTTATTGGTGGTCCTTATCCAAAGAAATCAATTAATTGGGGTAATGTAGCACAAGCTGCTCGCAATAACCCTAATTTAGATCCAAAAGAATTAGAAGGCCTGGTTGGTGAATATGTGTTTAATGTTGTAAAAGGCACATCACAATTTCAAGTAACAGAACCATTAGAAGTATTAGAGATTGGTACTGGTCATATGATGGTGAAACGCCATGTGTTTGAGAAAATGCAAGAATCGTTTCCTAATATTAAGTATAAACCAGACCATGTTGGTCAAGCTAACTTTGATGGCTCTCGCTATATTCATGCTTACTTTGATACAGTAATCGATACTAAAGATTCTATTACTGGTGGTGGAACAGAAAGATATCTATCAGAAGATTATATGTTCTGTCAAATGTGGCGTAAGATTGGCGGTCAAATCTTCTTATGTCCATGGATGAAAACACAGCATATCGGTACATATGCCTTTACAGGAGATATGCCTAAAGTTGCACAATTCACAGGTAGGCTATAATGCTTATTGGTGTGGTGGGTTTCATTAGTTGTGGTAAAGGCACCGTTGGTGATTTACTAGAACAAAGAGGTTTTGTAAAAGATTCTTTTGCAACACCTTTAAAAGATGCCTGCTCTGCTATGTTTGGATGGCCTCGTGATTTACTTGAAGGTGATACCGAGGCTTCCAGGCAATGGCGAGAACAACCTGATCCGTTTTGGTCTGAAAAAATGGGTAAGCAATTTACCCCTAGATTGGCACTCCAATTATTAGGTACCGAAGCGGGTCGAGATGTCTTTCACAAAGATATTTGGGTCAATTCATTATTAAAAAGAGCAGGTGATAAAGATGTAGTTATTACAGATGTTCGCTTTAAGAATGAATTAAAGTTTATACAAAAGAATAATGGTATAGTTGTTCGTGTAAAACGAGGACCTGAACCAGATTGGTATGAAGATGCCATTGCTGTGAACAAAGGTGACAGATTTATTGGTTGGGCTTTAGCTAAAGATAGGTTGAAACGCAAGCGTATTCACCAATCAGAAACGGATTGGGTGGGTTCAAAGTTTGATTATGTGATAGAAAACAATGGCACTTTAGAAGACCTAGGCAAACAAGTAGATGGCCTATTGCAATTTATTAAAAAATGATGTATAATGATTTTGTTATTATTAGAAAAGGTGAATTTATATGAAATTATCAAACGACACGCTCGCAATTTTAAAGAACTTTGGAAGTATTAATCCAGGGATTTACTTTAGAAAAGGCAAGACTCTTAAAACTGTTTCTTCACATAAGAATATTCTTGTTGAAGCAAATATTAATGACGAGATACCAGCAGATTTTGGTATCTATGACTTAAACAATTTCTTATCTGTTATCTCATTATCAGATTCAAAAGACAACACTGGTTTTGAAGTTGATGGTAAGAATGTTAAAATTCTTGCTGACAATGGTAAGAATAAAACAACATATCGTTGCTGTGAACCAACAATGATTGTTACACCTCCAGAAAAAGCATTAACAATGCCTGATGCAGAAATCTCTATCACACTTAATGAAGATGTTTTCAATAAGGTTTTAAGAACAGCTTCTGTTTTGGCATCACCTCAAGTTGCAGTTGAATCTGACGGCACATCGGTTAATGTTTCAACTTTAGATACACAAAATGATTCAGCACACACAAACACAATTGAAATAGCTGAAGGTGATGGTAATAAGTATCGAATGATTTTCAAAACAGAAAATCTATCTAAAATTTTACCTGGTTCTTATGATGTTAAAATTTCTTCAAAAGGAATTTCAAACTTTAAAAATAAGAATGTAGCAATACAGTATTGGATTTCTACTGAACAAGGTTCTAAATTTAATTAGAAGGGAAATATTATGGCTTTAAAACTATTTACAAACAAATATAAAGGTAATGCTTCAGATGCAATTGCAATTCATTCATCAAAAGTAATTGCTGTATTTGAAGGAATATATACTAATCCAGAAACTAACTCGATAGGTACAGCTGTTAATATTTACTGTATGACTGGAACAGTATATCAAGTAGAAGAAACGCTTGAAGAAGTAATTGCTCGATTCAATGAAAAAGATTAATTCTTTATATTATATTATGAGGTGTGTGAATGGAACATTTATTATGGACAGAGAAGTATCGTCCTAAAAAGATAGAAGATTGTATATTACCTGAAAGGCTCAAGAAGCCATTTCAGGA